AATGTCTTTGCTTAAGTTATTGTAATTAAAGGATAAACAAGCAAAAAAACACTTCAAAGACGGTATATATAGGAGGGGGTACCCTAAAATAAAAAATGACCGACCCCCCCTGTCTTTGCGTCTTTGGGGGTAAAATTTGCCATATTATGTATATAGATCAAGGGGTTAGTCTAAGACACTTGCGATGTCTTTGCCTGTCTTTGCGTGTCTTACGTTGATTTTATTGATGTTTTTAAAAATTAGTAAACTTTTGTTAATTGACTAGCGAAAAAATTAGGAAATATAAGGGGTATACCCTAATTTATATATAATAAATAAAAATAAACAAGGAACAGCGTACTCAGAATGTAATTTAAAAAATAGAGAACAACGCACCACGGACAACGGAACTAGACAAGGCATTTGTTTATACCTATTATGGTTGTATGGGTAAACTTCCAAACACACTAAAATCTTCACATCATCTGACACCAAAGCAAAAGAAGTTTGCTGAGATAATGGTTGCTAAATGGGGACAAATTTCAAAAGCGGAAGCAATAAGAGAAGCTGGATATACACCTAAACGAGACAACGGTGCTTCAGAATTAGGATCAAAACTTACAAATCCAGCCAAAAATCCCCATGTGGTTAGGTATATAGAAAAATTAAGATCAGCAGAAGTAACTAAATGGGAAAGAGATAAACTTAGATCATATAAACAGTTTGATAGAATGCGTGAGGGTGCAATAGAAAAAAATCAATTTAACGCAGCTATCAATGCAGAGAAATCAATTGGTCAAATGGCAGGTTTTTTTGTAAACAAAAGCGAAGTAAATGTAACAGGGTTGGAGGGAATGTCTCGTGAGCAACTTGAAAAACGACTCGATGAACTTGAGCGAAAGATTGGCGAAGGTAAAAATATCATCGATGCGGAAGCAGAGGTTGTTGAAATTGTCAAAGAGTCCTGATTGGAAAGATTTCATACAAGTTTTCAATGCTGTCCATAACTCAAAAACGATAACTGCAAAAACAGGTATTGTTTCAATCAAAATTGTAAATGACAAAAAAACAAGACCATAAATATCCTTTGGTCAAAGTAATATGGATAGATATTACTTCAGATTCTAATTGGAAATCATTAACAGAATTAAATAAAGAATCTTTGCCTGTCTGTGTTTCGGTCGGTTATTTGTATTCGATTAAAAATAAAATCACCAGACTTTTTGCTGACTATTCATTAAAAGATGGTGAGATAGATGAGGTTGGCAACACAACTTTAATACCTAATAGTGTTATATTAGATGTGAAAAAGATATAACCTTGCCTTGTTTCTTTTATGTCTAAATCAAATGAATATTATCTGTATCAAACAATAAAATCTAAATTAAAAAATGTACATTTTACAAGGATAGAATCATCAACTCAGAACGGAATTCCTGATGTAAATGCTTGCAAAAATGGTAGTGAATGTTGGTTGGAATTTAAGTGTAATTCAGCCAAGAATTTGGGCTTGTCTAAATATCAAATTGTTTGGATTGTTAATAGAACTAAAGCAGGTGGAAGAATATTTATTATCAATCGCCCCCTCTTTCAAGACGCTATAAAAATCTACAGAGGATCACAGGTTCGTGTTTCGGGAATCTCGGACAACGAACCACCAACTCTCGTTCTCGGCTCACGTAAATTTGATTGGCCCCTCCTAGATAAACTATTGTTCCCTTCACCTGGAAGCTCGGGATTCTCGTTGCTCGGTTGATTATTTGCCTTTCTTAAACTTAACCCGGTAGAGCTGCATCCTCCTCAGGAAGCTCTGGTGTCAAGAAGAAAATAACTAATGCTCGTGGTTCTCGGTTCTCGGTTGGCTATTAGTTGTGGTTAAACCATTAAACTTCTTCCCCCGGAGCGTCAGGCATGCAGCTCTCACCAAAATCCTTATCTTTCTCGTCAGGGGGAGTAGAAGCATCTCGTCAGGGGGAGTAGAAGCTCTCACCAAACTCTCGTTCAAAGTTTCGTTTTCCGCGAACAACGGAAACTTTAAGTGCAGTCTGCAGGCAGCGTGGTCCAGAAGCTCTGGTGTGGTAGAAAATAATTTAAAAAAGTTATTGACTTTAACGCCTGACTATCTTATCTAGATGGGAGAGCGGGGGCTAACTGGGATTGACCTGTATCCCCACTCGCAAACAAAAGGAGAAAATATGACTACAAATGTAAAAGAAGTAATGTGGAACGAAAAGAAGTACACAATCCCTTTCGATGTGAATTTAGAATGGGACAAAGGTCAGGAGATAGAAGTACAAAATCGTTTTGGCGGTGGCAGTTGTAAGTTGCCATGGTTTGCGGTTGCTGTTTATGATCTGATTATGGGATCAGAAAGATTCGAAGACTGGAAGACTCACCGCGAAGGTCTGGATTGGTTTATTGAAAACTTTCCTAAAGAATATATGGTGTTACTAGACTGAGAGGATAAATATGAAAAATAATATTGTTTGGACGTGCAAGAAACACGGAAAAGAAACTTACTTCGAAATTAAAGAAAGTGAAAAACAAAAAAACATGAAGAACTTCGTTTACGTTTGGTTTAAAGATAAGGAGGGTAGATCTGAAAAGATGTGGGTTAGGATAAGATCTGGAACTCAGCATAGAGGTTTTGGGACATTGGACAACGTCCCAGTCATTCTGAAAGAATGGAAGGTCGGTGATACTTTGTTTTTTCAAACGGGAAGAAACAAGATTACGGTCCCCGTTTCGAAGGAAGTGTATGGTCACTAACATGAAGTTAACTCGATGCATGTAGTCCTGCTGCTGCTGGTGTTGATGCTAATCCATCCGAAGACTTGGGTTCCGCTGTTCGGGATTCTCGTGCTCTTTCTGATATCATTGTTTTAAATTCTCGTTCGGTCTAGAACCAGGTCACGGGATGCTGCTTCTTAAGCTGCCTTCCAGCTGCAGGCAGCGGAGTTTTCAGGAAGCTCTCGTTTCTCGTTTGACTCGGATTTAATGATTCAACTTTAAGTAGAAAATTCCTACGGGGGACAGCAGCTCTGGTTTCCGAATTCGAAGTCCTTGTGGCTTATAGAGAGATTTTTTTGAATAAAATTTCGTTTGACATTAAAAACGACTTTCTTTAGTTGTTTGTTAAATAAACTTAACAAGGAGAAAAATATGGGCTTTGACTTATATGGTAATTCAAAGAATAAAGAGGGCGAATACTTTCGCAATAATGTTTGGTGGTGGAGACGACTTGCGGAATATGTTTGCGAATATACTGGAGTTGTTGATGATAAAGATAAAGAGAGATGGCAGTACAACGATGGACATCAAGTTAGCAAAGAACAAGCAATACAAATCGCTAACCAACTTGAACATTTAATTGAAATAGGACACGCTCAAAAGTATCTTGAGCAAGTTCAAAAAGAAATAAAAGTTGCAGAAGCTACAAATGAAAAAGTGGAAAAACTTTTTGAAAAATTAAAAAATAAAGTTGAAGCTTTAACTGGTAAAACTGGACTTGTGCCAAGTGAATATCCAAAAGAGTTTAAAGAGCAATGGGATAAAACTTATAAGCTTTTAGATTCACGAGCAAGATACCCATTTGATATTAGCAATGTAAAAGAGTTCATTCAATTTTGTCGGCACTCTGAAGGTTTCAGAATAAGTTAATATTAATCTCTCGCTCTCGCTCGGTTTCTCGAGCGAGGGCTTACCTCTAAACTAGTACGCACCACAGGTCGTTGAAGCCCTGTTTCGTTGTTCCTTGTGCGTTTAAATCGGAAATTTTTTACAACTTAAAAGCTAGATTTTAAAAAACACAGCAAAATTAAAATAAAATATTTTTTACTTTAGCACTTGAAATTTTTAAAAATGTATATTATCTTATTAAGATAAGATAAAATAATTATCTTATTTAAGTTTAACCTTGTAATGTAAAACTTAATAAACACTAACAACAAACAAAAAAAGGAAAAACAAATGACAGCACTAAAAAAAGTAAAGTCAAAAAGTTTAACCGACAAAGAAAATAAGTTAGGGTTAAACTTTGCTTTGGTTAAATATCAAATCAAAGACTACAATAAAAAATTGGAATTGCTTAAAGAACAGATTTCAATTTTATTTGATAAGATAAAACAAAATGTAATTTTTATCTTTGATGAAAAACATCAAGGGTACATACAAAGAATTACTAGAGTGATGAAAAGGTTTGATACGACAAAATTCAAATCTGAACATCCTGAACTGTATGAAAAATATTTGGTTGATTCTAATTATTTAGAGTTTAAACCTTTCATAGAGGAGTTTGAAAATGGCAAATAATTTAATTACAGTCATTGAAAGTAATTTAACTAAAGTAAGTAATGGTACTCAATTATCTGAAAGTCAGAAAAAAACTTTTAGAGAGTTAGATTATCAACTAATGTTTAAAACTTTAGAGAGTGTTGTTGAAGAGACAATACTTGAATATCAAGGAACTGAAAGTGTTAATTTTTTAAGAAAAAAATATATTGAAAAATTCTCTCACTTATTAGAACTAATGACAAAGTAATGACTACTAAAAATGACTTGTGGATATATCGGTCAGATATTTTTAACCCTAGCAAAGTTGCTAGGGTTAAACTAAAAACCATATTGAGATTGTTAAACAATAGAGTTCCGAGACGATATACTTACCGCGTTAATAAATAATAAAATATAACCCAGCATCCCTGCTGGGTTATCACCTGCAATTTAGAGTTCCATTTTATAAAAACCTATATAAATCAAAGCAAAGTACCCCATCCCTCGTTATACGATTGTATGTATCTTGCCGTCTTAGACTTTAAGCAAGTTGCACACACGCATAGGGGTGGTATATTCTACAATTCATATGGAAAAAGACTTGTTAACGGGGGAGCAGTTAAGAGACAAAGTAGAGTCCCTTTGGTTGAAACACATAAAATTATGTCAAGATAATTTTTTATATTTTGTAAAAGAAATGTGGCCAGACATTATTTTTAAAAAAGAAAAAGATAAATCTAAATGGGGTCACCATCAGATTATTGCTAATGAGTTTACTAAGATAGCTAAACAGAAAAAAGGGAGGCTCATTATCAATATGCCACCTAGACATACTAAATCTGAATTTGCTTCCGTTTATTATCCTGCATGGATTATAGGGAAGTTTCCTAAAACAAAATTAATGCAAGTTTCTCACAACGCAGAACTAGCAGCACGATTCGGTAGTAAGGTTCGTAATCTAGTTGATTCACCACAGTATAAACAAATCTTTGGTGATGTTCGTTTAAGAGAAGATTCTAAAGCAAAAGGTCGTTGGGAAACAAATCATGGTGGTGAGTACTATGCTGCCGGTGTCGGTGGTTCCATCACAGGTAGAGGTGCTGATTTATTAATCATAGATGATCCACATACAGAACAAGATGTATTAAGTGATACCGCTATGGAAAAATCTTATGAATGGTATTCATCAGGCCCCCGTCAGCGTTTACAGCCAGGTGGTTCCATCTTGCTAGTAATGACTAGATGGGCTGAAGATGATTTAACTGGAAGACTTATTAAAGCACAAACAGAAGTTAAAGCAGATAAATGGAAATTAATTTCTTTTCCAGCAATACTTCCAAGTGGTGAACCA